ACCGCCATTAAAACCATAAATTGATTGGCGAGCGTCTCCAACTATAAAACAATGCGCTGGTTTTATCATTTTTAAGATAAATTGAAATTGAAGAAGATTTGAATCTTGTGCTTCATCAAGTAATAAATAATCTACTGGCTCAATTACCTCTGGATGTTGTTGAATTAAATTAAAAAACTCATCAAAATCTTCTTCATTTATCGCACTACTTGTATCAATTCCATTTTTCATTAAAAGATAATAGGCATAGGCGTGAACAGTATTGATAAAACACTTCGCGCCAGCTTCACCAATTCTCTTTTTCATTTCTTCCGCAGCCGCATTAGTAAAAGTAAATACTACAATAGACTCTGGATTAACCCCACTTTCTAATAAGTATTTAACTCGTTCTGTTAATACATGGGTTTTTCCGGCGGCCGGGCTTGCAAGTACACATATATTTTGTTCTTTAGCTTCAATTATTTCTTTTTGTAGTTCACTTACATATTCCATTTATCCTACCTTCATATTTAATTGAGTATCAGTTCCATATAACTGTATATAAAATTTTTCTCGTTCTGTTAATTGATCTTTAGGTACTTCTTCTAAGATTTCAAATGTATAATTCCAAATACCATCTTTTTTTAGTCGATTATGAAAAGAAGAATGAGCAATGGTGCCAATGTCAAGAGCTGACTTAACATGCTCTCCCCATCTTTTCTTTATATTAGTTGTTTTACCAATATAAGCTTCACCTGTCTTTAAATAGGTAATTTTATAAATTCCACTTATATCACGCCCACCCGTAATTCTCTTAATCATTTCATCCATTGGGCGCTGTATAAATACAGAATAAATTAATTTATTGAGAGCCTCTTTATTTCGAAGGCGCGGAGCAATAGTATTAAGGACTTCAATATCCTCTTGATCTTCCTGCGGCACATCTATCCTATAAAAATTCTCTGCTTCTTCCAGTTCGCGCTCTCGACGTATAGCTTCATTAATAGCAATTCGTTTTTCAGAAAAATTTTGTAACTCTTTCTTAATTTCATCAATTTCAGTTTGATATTCTGCTTTTAAAACAATTTGATTAGTTAAAAATTGCTCCATTTCTTTGTTATAATAAGCAATTTTATCTTTTTGTGCCTTTTCAAGTTCTAGAAGCATCGTGCGCTCTTTTTCTTTCTTTTTTTCATCAATTAAACGATTTAATTCATCTTCGCGCAGTTTAAACAGAGAATTATTAAATTGTTGTTTTTCATTAATTTCAGCCTGAACTCGTTGTTTTTCTTTTTCTAACTGTTGTATCCTTCCTTTCTTTTCATTTAATTCTACTTGATATTCATTTTCAAATCGTTTTCTTAGTTCATTATCTTGTATATCTTTTAATTTTCTATATTTCTTTTTTTCTTTAATAAATAAAAAAGAATAGAGGATAAATAACAGAAGAAAAAGAATGGGAATTATAATTCTTTCCATTCTATATACCTCTACTATTTATTCTAATTATATTATAACAAAAAATAGAGGAGAAATCAAATTTCTCCTCTACTTATAACTTTATTAAAATTTTATTTTACATCTTCTTCGCCTGGAACAATTTCCCAAGTTGACATCTGATTCCAAAGATCTTCAACAAAACTATTTCCTTCTTGTTTTATATAATCATCGTGAAGTTTAACTGCAGCCTCTTTAGCCCATTGTGGAATTTTTTTATAAGGACGATAATTAAAATAAATACGAAGTAACTCAATTCTTAATGTATCATTACTTGACTGAATTAAATCATCTAATTTCTTATTTTGTTTATCATTTATATCTTCAATTTCTTGGATGATCGGAGGGATAACAACATCTTTCACTAAAGTAGTGATTTCTTTTTCTCTTTTTTCTCTTTGTTTCTTATCTCTCTTCTCATGAAGAGCTTTAATCCAGCTTACATTACCAAAAGCCTTTTCAATAACTTGCCAAGCTAAGTAAAATAAAATTACCGCACCGCCCAGAAAGCTCAGAAAATTTTCTGTTTGTAAAAATGTTGCCAATTAATTCACCTCCACGTACATAAAAGAAGTGGAGTTTTATGGAAGTCAATCTATTTTTTTGGGGCTTTTAGAATATCATTGTGAAACTTAGATTTCACCAAAAATTTATCTTGAAAAAGGTCAGAAACCTTTTTGACATTATCAATTTCCCAATAAGGAATACGATAAAGAGGAATATTATGTGCAAGACAATAGGAATTTTTACGACGATCGTGTTCTTGCTGCTTCAAAAGCGCAGCGCGTCCTCGGATAGGTTTCCAATGATACTCTCCATCTACCTCTAAGAGTACACGGCGCCCAAGGATGTAAAAATCGAAACGATAACGACCCTTCTGTAAATCCTCAAAGGTCTTTTCACGTTCAAACCTTAAAGATCCTGCGCGCAATATTCGTACAATTTTATCTTCATAAGAACTCATTTAACTTCTCGGCCTAAAATTACTATCAAAATAAATTATCATAATAGTAATTACTAAAGTGGTAATGCAGCCCAAGAAAAAAGAAGTTATATCAATCATTTTGCAAACACCTTCTCCCAAGTACAATCTCGCATTGTCAAATCATCTCTAAATCCAAGCATTTTTGCATGGCGCAGACCACCAGTTTCTTGAATTTCCATGCAAGTGACTTCAATAACTCGTCCTTTATATTCTTCTGGATTGGCTTTAATTTCTTCAGTTAGATTACTTAAATAACCAATCGGAACAACTTTGTCCTCTTTAACTAATCCAATTTCCAAACTACCTGCCCAATCATTAAAGAAGGGTTTTGTAACGGGTTCAATCGGCGCGCCGTTATAATAATCCATATATTTTTCGCCTTTTATTTTTTCACCACTAATCATATTAACCCAATAAGGCCAAGTTTCAATTTCCTTACCTTCATATTTTTTAGTAGGAGATAAATAATGTCCTGTAAAAAAGCAATCAATTGTTTCGTTAATTTCCTTCTTAACCTTAATAGTCATGCGGGCGGGAGTGCGTTTAAAATAAATCGGACAATCTTTTTTATAAAGAACGATGCCTTCTCTACCGCTATCTAAATATTCTTCCAACTTTTCCCAAAGTTGCTTTCCCCAATAATAAGCTGCCCAATCTACATACTCACAAACATCTTTAAATTGTTCTTGTAGTATTTCGAGAGCGGCGACCCTTTCAGCCATTCCAAGATTGATATAATTGCCGCCCTTATAGGCTGCAACATCAAAAATATAGAAATGAAGTTTCTGGCCAGCGTTCTGGCGTTGTATACATTTATCTTTTAAACAACCTAAAAGTGAAGTAATTTTTCTACTACCTTCATTTCCAGGCAAATAGGCTTCACAGAAAAAAACAGTTCCATTCGGAAGAGCATCCATAAAAGGCTGGAGCTGAGGAACCCATTCAAGTTTATTAATCGGATTTCCGTTTACATCTTTATTACGAGCGATCATAAAACAATTACCATCTTCATCTTTAACAAGACGCTGATAGTAGCCATCTACCTTGAGGGCGCCGCAATAATCACCACTAAAAATAAAGTTACGAATTTCTGCCTTTGAATCTTTCTTATAACCAGAAGGATATGACCAATATTTCATAGCCTCCGCATTGAGCCAATCTATACTTCCAACACAACCTACCATTTTCTCTTCCATCCTCTCTGTTTTAAAAATTTCTTTGCTTTATCTTGAAGTTCTTTTAAATTTCCATTATTCTCAATTTCATAATCATAAGCAAATTTAAATACATCTGCATCAGCATGATTTGATTGCTCCTCATTTTCAACACTTTCGCGCCGAATGAGTATAGATTCTGCACCATTCCTATCTACAAACTTCCTAATTTCTTCAGGTTCTCTACAATGGATGAAAAAGAAACAATCTTTTGTAGGAATATCAAACTGCTGAAAGCTAAATTCCCAAATCTTTTTTTCTTCCATTATTTTTTTATAAGGAACATCGCCCCAATGGGTTAATAAATCTTTAAGATCACTAAGAAACTTACGGTTTTGAGGAGTTTTAGTTCCATCCCAACCACACTCAATTGCTAACTGTTTAACAAAATCAACGGTTGAAACCTCTTTTCCCCAAGCACCAAGTTCATCTAAACAAAAATTAACAAAAGTCGACTTTCCTGATCGTGGCATACCATTAATTACAAAAATCTTCATTATTACCTCACACTTACACTTACAGCTAATTTATCAACAGTTTCGTTCCAAAAATCTCCGTTATGTCCTTTTACTTTAATCCATTTAAAACGAGGGTCATCAAAAAATGGAATTAGTTGACGCCAGAGTTCAATATTCTTAACTGGTTCTTTCGATGTTGTTTTCCAACCATTTTGTAACCATTTTTTATACCACTTCTCATTAGCACAGTTAATACAATAAGCTGAGTCTGAATAGACTTCAACGGTGTCAACTAATTCAAGTAAAGGCAAAACAGCTTGACAACCACGAATAATCGCAAGAAGTTCGCAAATATTATTTGTGGCAGGTTGTACTCTTTCAGCGGCAGAGCCAGTTTGAGTCCCATTTTTTAATAAGATATAAGCCCAACCTCCAGTTGCATTATCAGAACCATTTTTTGAAGTTGCGCCATCAGTATAGAGTTGATAACTCACTTTTGATAATACTCCTTCCAAATTTCTTCAAAGATTTTTAATTCAACATTAAAATCTTTCGCCTCAAATGTTGCGAGTGTTTCAATATTAGTATTAGGAAAATGCTCTTTTCTACAAAAACGAAGTTTTGATTTTTTAAAAATAACTTCTTTTATAGTATAATTATTAAATAAAATTTTTAAAAAATCAAAATATTTACAATTAATATAAATTTTTTGATTTTCAAAACTAGCAACCATAAAAGCGATTTTTAAAAAGATTTTATCAATATAAGATTCTTTGTTAAAAGAGTTAAAATAAATTCCTTTATTGTTTATAGCATCAATTGCAAGATTTGTGTAAGTGGCTCGTATAATATTATCATATAAATTATATTTATCCATATATATAATAATCCTCCTATTTTCTATTATTATTATAACAAAAAATAGGAGGAAAATCAAATTTTATTTATTATACTAAAGCGATAAAATGTCCTATTGCAAAATTAGCGTCTGATGGAAAAACAAAAATTTGAAAAGTGCCTTCATCAGTTAATTGATATACAACCGAAGAAGAAGTTAAATATAACCCCTCAGCATCACCTAAATTTGGTTCTTCTGTTGTTCCTGGAAAAGTCACCATATAAGTAATAAGTGGTTGGTATCCAATCACTTTTCCTAAGATTTCTCCTTGCTCAACATCCTGTGACTGTTTTAAAAATATTGGGGTAGAGGTTAAATTTGCAGTTTCTTCATAAACATAACAACTGTCTATAGGAAACCAACTGTCAGTACTAGGATCAAAAAGATAAACAGTACTTACTCCATCAACTTCTAGTGGAGTTAATTCTTCTAAATCTATAACAACTGTTCCATTGCCAGTAGAAGCTCCGCCAGAACCATTAGAATGGATTTCTTCCCACAATTCTCCACTATATCCAGTTGAATGCCGAGCATATTTTGTCCCATCAACAATCTCGGCAATATCTCCCATTTGACAATTATAGTTTGCTTCTAAAGAAGCTAAATCATCACTACTATCAATTAAAAAATGTTGATGGTAGATATTAAATCTATTATTTTCTTTTAATAATTGAATTGCCACTATACAATCCCTCCATCTATTACAACTGTAATTTCATCTCCATTGGTTACTTCTATAAAACAGCCTCCATTAGCACTTTCTGTAATATTTGAACCACTTTGCCCTGATATTTCTTCTATTGTTCCAGTTTGTCTTAATTTTAAAAATAAATTATATTTATTTTCCTCTGTTATAGGAATATAAATTGTAGCTGAGCTATAGTCAATTAATGTTGGCACAGAACAAACTTCATTATTAACTATTTGAATTCCACCTTCTACCAATAATTTGCCACTTGTTGCATCTACAGTAACTGAACCCATAGTTGGTGCGACATTTACATTAGCATAAGCATAATTAGTTACGTTTTTAACACCATTAGAAGTTATATCTAAAACACCAGTAGGTAAGCTAGAAGAACTTTCCCCACTACCAGTAATAACTTCTACCCAAATTAAATCAGATCCCATTCTATAACTCTTCCCACTAGCTACAACTTCAACTTCAGTTCCAAAAACCTTATCTCCAGCGGGAATATCATTCTTTTCATCTTCAGTATCAACTATATACTTAACAATTCTTTCATTTGCTTCCCCATTAACTCCTAAAAGTTTAATAGCCATTACTTCCCTCCTATCAATAAAAATTCCAACTTTTTTACTAATAAAAAGTAATGTTTTGACCTGTTTCCTCTACAACTTTAAAAGTGAAAATTGATTTTTATAAAAATTTATGATATAATATATATAGAATAATGGAAAGGAGTATTTAAAATGAGTAATGAGTTTAAAGATTGGTTAGATGAACTTAAAAATGCGCCAGATGGTTCAGTTGATCATAATCGTTGGCTTTGTTATAAATATCCATGGCTTATTCCTCATAATCGCTGGACTGATGAAGAAGATCCTGAGTATGACTATAATTATACCGAATTAGATTCTATGCCCGATGGTTGGAGAAGAACCTTTGGAGAACAGATGTGCGAAGAAATCCAGGAACTTCTTAAAGAAGCCGATTGGGTTGATAAATATAGAATTTTACAAATTAAAGAAAAGTTTGGAAGTCTTCGTTGGTATGATAGTTCTGTTCCAGAGTCTATTAGAGAAAGGCTTGATAAAGTAATTCAAAAATATGAAGAAATCAGCGCCCGAACCTGCTTTATCTGCGGCGCGCCAGCAACAAAGATCTCAATGAGTTGGATTTGTCCTTGGTGTGATAAGTGCGCGGCAGAGCAAGAATATGAGGCTTTTGAGCCAATAGAAAAATATTTTAAAGACCAAGAAACTCCTTACGCTGATGGCGCGACCTTTCGGTGGGTTTCTATCGAACCTTTCGGTCATTAAAATTTGAAAGTTTTTAAAATTTTGTCTATGCTATAAGAGATAGACAAAAGGAGTTGAATTGATGGAATACAATGCGAATGACATTAAGACTCTTGATTTTAGGACAGCAATCCGTTCTCGTATTGCAATGTATATGGGAAGTGCTGATAATCAAGGTGTTTTACAATGTGTCAGAGAAATTATTACAAATTCAATAGATGAAGCGACAATGGGTTTTGGTAACAAAATCTACATTGACCTTTATGAAGGAAATCGGATCGCTATTGCCGATGAAGGCCGCGGCTGCCCCTTCGGAATTAGAGAAGATGGGACAGAGGCACTTGAGGCCATTTATACGATGGCACACTCCGGCGCCAAGTTCGATGATAAGATCTTTCAAAATGTCGCGGGCATGAATGGTATTGGTGCAAAAGGCGTCGCTCTTTCTTCAGATAAGTTTGAAGTTTGGAGTTTTCGTGACCATCAGTGTGGTTATCTGCGGTTGAACAAGGGTGTTAAAGAGAGTTTTACTGTTTCTCCAGTAAAAGAAAATAAAACTGGTACAGCGGTTGAATTTATCCCCTCTCAAGAAGTTTATAATTTGGAAAAAATTTCAATTGACTTTGAAGAAATCAAAAAAATGTGCCAAGATTGGTCTTATCTTTCAAAAGGGGTCGCCTTTATTCTTCATAATCATATTACCAATGAAAAGGTCACTTACCTTTCTAAAAATGGATTGATCGACTTCATGAAAGAACAGGGCGGTCGACCACTTCATCGAACTCCTCTTAAAATTGAGGTTAAAGAAGATGGGGTTGAGGCTGAAATTGTTATGGAGTGGACAGATAGTCGCACTG